ATCGATTAAGTCTCGCATCTTTTACATCTATCTCTTCTCCTACTGTGTAAATCTTATCGAAGTTGTCAATATCTCTGAAATCTTTCAATACTTTAACTCTCATAATATACTTTCTTTTATGACTGAATAACAGTTGTATCCAACGTATATATCCTGTCTACATTAGTTATAACAGGCAAACAACGAGCCTGAGAAGTAGTAAACTCAGCAAAAGACGGACGTACGGTAGCGTATTTTGATACCAAAATATAGCTATCGACAGTCTGATAAGTAACATCTTTTACAGGTCTATTCATTTCAGCAAGCCTCGAATAAACAAGGTTACCAACAACTATATCCGAAGTAAATGTAACCATCCCTTTTTGCCAAGGATTAACAGCCTTACGGACGCCGTCTCGCTCTGTTTTAACGATCCTATCAACCATAACAAAGGTTAACCCGAAGAGTGAACTAAATACTTCGTTAGCCTGCTCAATTGTAGGAATAGCTATATTAGCACCAACAAAACCCTTGTTAAATGCAAAGTATTCTTTAAATTGCGCTGTTTGGATTATGTTAAGGAATGTATCCTCATCCGTATATGCCCGAATAATAGAGTTACCGTCTACCCTTGCTTTATTTTTGATCTTTCTAATATCGTCAACTATATTAACAAGACCGGCAGCGGATGCTCCGAACTTATTTTCAGATAAAAAACCATAATCAACGAGAACGTCTGTGCCTATATTATCGTTAACGGGATCACCTTCGGCGACCAACGCTACACCTGTAGATAACCCTTGCAAAAACATTAGCTCGTTACGTTCATAAACACCCTCGATAACACGAGGTACATCGGAAAGAATCTTCGAAACAATATCTTCGATAGGATAGTTCATAGCTATCATAGTGTCGATATCGGACATCTGTTTTTCGTTAAGATTCATTTCCATGCCAAGCTTCGGAATCTCTCCTGTTGCCTTTTCCAGCTTATCCCTCTTTTTAATCGGAAGGCTGGAATCCATCGCAACTATATCAGCGGCAACCCTCGTATATTCCCCTATAAGAGTAGCCCAACGACCATCTACCGATAAGGTAGGAGTTAATAACTCTTTAAACTTATAAGATACCGGAATATTAACATCCTTTTCATTTAACCGCTCAACTGTACGTAATACAATTGATGGGAAATACTTTTTAACTATGTCCCCGTAAAAACTTCTTTCCATAATTAGTCGATATTAAATGTTATAAGCGGCAAAGCCTCTTCAACGTCGTTAATAATTGAAGTCATATCTATTACGCTTGCTTTTGGATTCATACCACCACGAATCATAACAGAAGCAAAAGGGTGCTTTTTTGTTATAGTATAACGCAATATTCCAACTATTCTATGATTAGTTGGTAAAGTATCATATTCTCCAGCCGAAGTAATAGGGAAGGGCTTGAATACATTAGTTAATTCCTCAACTATAATAACATGACCCCCATATATAACATTAGCCAAAAAATCTGGTGTATCAACGTCGAGAGTCCTACCACCCCGTAACGTTTCAAAACAGTCTCGGATAACTATATTATCGTTACCGAAAACAATTATTTCTCTTTCAGAAACTAAATTTGCTGTCGTTCCCATATTGTTTTGTTTTTAGTTTTAATTAAACACCTATTTTCTTTAATATAGCGTCTACATCTTCCTTTTCTGGTGCGGTTTCGGTGTCTATTTGCAGGCCTCCATTTTTTCCTAACGAAGCGGCAACTATATTTTGTTTCACTTTTGATAACGTAGTTGTAATTACTTCGTCGGTATCTGATTCCTGAATGCTAAACCCCTCATCTATGCGCCATTGAGGTATCCCTAACTCTTTCGCTTTACTAACAATGTTATTCATTCTTTTTGATTGTGCCTCTTTAGTTTCGTAATTAACTAACTTTTCTGAAAGAGGTTTGATCGCTGCCTGAATAGATTCTTGTATTCTTTTCTCAATATCATTAGCATTGTCATCTTTTTTCTCCTCTTTAGGTAGTTTACTTTCCAACTCAGCTAATTTTACTTTGAGTGTCTCAGCTTCTTTACTTACATTACTTTTGTCCCCTCGCATCTTATCAAATGTGCTTTGGAATGCCTTTAATGCAGTTGATTGCTTTTGCGAAATAGTAGTTATATTTTCATCCGTTACGAGCCCCGTAGAAACTAAAGAGTCTGCGTATGCCTGTAATAATTCGTCAGTTAACCCCAAATTAGCATGATCTGTTTTTAACTGTGTAAATAATTTTTTGTTCATAATTTAGTTCGCTATATATTATTAATCAAAATTAGTTATTATATTCCTTACGGCACCATCTATTTTTTGTTATATACTAATATTTATTTATATGTTTACTATTTAATTAATAAACAAGATGTTATTATAGATATATTATTAATCATTTACCGGTTCGACAAGTCCGCTAATTATATCAGTATTAACAAGCATATTATCTACTCTGTAAATAAAGACTAATCCTCTTTTTGATACTCTTTCAGCAAATTCACTTAATTTATATTTCTCTCCGTTTTGAGGATCAACTATAATAAGATCATTATTTTTATTTCTTTCTGCAACCATAGCATGAGCACTTTCACTATATGTATTTTTCATTAATACATTGAAATGATACCTCCCAACTTTTTTAGTATTATTTTCGATAAATGCAACTATATTTTTAGGAGCTGACACATCTTTTGCCGAAGAGAATGTTTTTAACGGTTTAAATCCTGTCGTTGGATCAATCCACGGACGGGTAACATCATTTGATATTTCATACGGCATATTATCTTTACTTTCCTCGTATTTTTTAGCCGTTACATTATATCCTCTTCGTAACATCTCATAAGCAACTACGGCAGATTGACAGTTGTTGTCGTACCCTTTTTGCGGGTAATTTATGTTGCTTTTATTTCCATCTAATATATCTTCGATGCTTTTTTGTTTTGCTTTTGTTGTATTGATCTCTTTTTCTACATCTATTCCGTTTTGATAATTAATGTCTTTATCGCTTACTGATAATTTACTTTTATTAACCTCTTTCCCGTTTGATATTTTTTCTAACGTGTCATCATCCGCAATAACAGGAATAGCCGTACATAAGCATTGCGGGTGAAATCCTAACCATTTGTACCATTTTGGATACACGTGTCCATCATGACCTATGCATATATCGCAAATTGTTTCAACTCTTGTAGAGTTTTGTATTTTGTAACCAATAACAAAAGGCATAGCCTGCCATCTTTCATAATCACTTTCACGATATGCGTTAGTTACTTCGGTTCGTGCGAGTCTATAAGCATTTTTAAATGAAGATCTATATACGCCTCTTCCCGGCTTATTTTGCAAGTCTTTTGCAGACACTTTCAAGTTCCCTTGATTGTCCCGAACTCTTCTTATTCTCGCATTTGGATCATTTAAATACTTCTTTATATTCTTTGCTAATTCATTTGCGTCTGAGCTCGATGCGATTCCGGCATTAATTGCCTGTTGTATCTCCGATTTTAAATTATCACTTATATTCCAAACTCTGTCAGAAATAGTTAATCCGTTTGTTTTGCGCTTTACAAACATCTCATAATCAGCGATATTACGTTGTTTCATTCCGGCCGGTACTTCTAACCCTTTTTTCTCGAAAGTATCTAAAAGTAGTTTGGTATTCTTTTCGTTTGATAAGTCCCACGCATACCTTGCCTCTTCTTTAATATATGAAGTAACGTTATTATTTAGTTCTGTTATGATATAATCTATTCTTTTTTTCTCTTCGAGGTATCTTTTTTCAAATTTTGAAAATAAAAATAGTTCCTCGTTAGATATACTTTTGTTTGTTACTCTTTTTAATATATCATCCGAAGCTTTTTCATACATTATCTGAAGTTTCTTGTATATATCTATTTGATTTTGAAGCATTTTTTTGTCGTGCTCGTTCATAATATACTATATTAATCGACAGGGTAGAACTCATTTTCGGCGTTTATATTTTTCTCCGCTTGAATAGCCGCAACCTCTTCGGCTGTGTTGGCTACTCCTATACGTTTCACTGCAGTTTCAAGCGACATAACACCGTCTACATAACAGTTCCTTATAGCCGTCCATGTATTTTCAGTGTCCTGATCGAAAGGTTCTGCAAATTCGAAGTGAACTTCCATCGTATCAATACTATTCCTTAGACTTATATGAGTTACTTCTTTCATTATCGCTAAAATGATATTTTTTTCTCTGTCAACTAACTCATCATATATTTCTTTGCGGTTGTCAGCTTTCATATACCCAAGAATAAGAGATCTTTTCAGCGCTTCACCGGAAAGTGATCCCATACCAGAAAGATTCTCGAAAGAAAAATCAGGAGTAAAAGTGTCGCTTAATATAGTTGAGCGAATAACTTCTTTTTCGCTATCTTTCATTTCGGTTGCTGTTGGAGGTGAAAGGTACTCAAAGATGCTATCTTTATCTGTCAACTGAACGATCCTCCCAACTTGTTCAGGATCAGGGAGATCATCCACAGAATCTGCCGTAACCTTTGCGATCGGATCAGCGAAATAATTATTTGTATCTGCGGTAATTGAGTCTATATATTCGTCTCTTTCTATTCTATGTTGTGATCCTTTCCATTCAACATCTTGCTTATAATATATTACAGGTATTTTACCAAGTATATTTACTCGTTCCTCTACTTCCCATCCCGTATTTACTCGTCTGCAAAAGTAGTTTGTTTTTGAAGTATATATATCGAAGTGTTCAACTCTTTTATCTACCTCTTTAAGTGTGTATCCGTAAGCAAATGCTATCATATTGTTATACCGGTCGAAGAGAGGACGGAGAGAATAGCCTTTAGATTTTGACAATATGATAGCTTTCACTCCTGGGACACCATCGTCATCGTATAAATGATACAATTTAGCACACTCTGTTTCTTTTCCAGCGAGTCTCTTTACAGCTCTCATATTTGAGTTAAAACGAGTATTAGCAAGAAACTTTTTAAACTCGTCAAATGCTTCTGATACGCTGTCTTCTCCTGACAATTCAGACCATTCGATAGGTTTGCCGAGCAGGAAAAACAATGATACTTCGTTAATATAGTTCTGCCAATTCCTTGGTAGCTTTTCCGTAATATATGGGTCTGATTTTTTTCTACTCTTATCCCGTCGCATCATTATTTTGTGTTTCTCAGGATCAGACTGTATCATAGCCTCTTCTACCTCTTCGTCTCTGTCTTGAAAAAGTGTTTTTGCCCTTGATATATCGCCTGCTTTAATATATTCAAGCAATTTATCTTTTATCGTTATTATTTCTCCCATAATATAGTTAATTAAAATATTCCGAAGTCTTCTTTTGTCACTTGTTTTGTTATTGTTATCCTTCCAAGCATCTCTCCCATAACATAATAGCGCGTTGCGTCGAAGCAATGATTATACGCGTCTATCGGCTCGTTAATAAACTTCCCATCTTTGTTTTGAATATAAGTGTAGTTGTTTTTTTCTTTAATGAAATTGAATGAGTTTTTTGTTATATGTATGTTGTATTCTTTCATTTTCATTATGCCGGCATTAACACTACCCTGCCCCTTTTTTACCGGATAAATGAGTACGCCTGCATTACTTATCTCTTTTATTAGTCGAGGATCGGCACTTTCTGAAAGTACTTTCATTTTTAACGGCTTAAGTATATTAATGATATCTTTTGAAAGCATATCGGTTTCGTAGCATAATTCGTCTAAATATAGGTTGTCATCAATTATACCACATCTTATTATTGCAGTTGGATCGTTTGTAAACCCATAATCTATTCCAATTGCCTGTCTTTTAGCGTGTTCTGGAAACTCTTCTATAATTCGAATGTCTGGAAAAATTAGACCCTCTATTATACTTTGCCTCCCAAGTCCGTACACTTCCCAAAGTGATTTATTTTTCCTTTGAAGTCTTTCTATTTCATTGATTATTGTTTGAGGCAGGAACGGATTATCTTTATAAGTCGTTATGAAGTGATACGTATATTTGTCTTTGTTCACATCGCATATCCAATGATCGTCTGAAAATGATGGGTTATAATCGATTATAGCGAGTACTTTTGTCCGCAATTTTAGTTGTTGCCATTCTATATACTTTAGTTCGTTTGCTTCGTTGACGTATAATATATCTCTCTCACTACCTCTTAGCTTCTCTTCGCTTTCAGCGGAAAAGAATTCTACGAAAGAACCATTTGAAAATGTGTATATTAAGTTAGTTTTGTTATGTCTTGATTCTGAGTATATATTTAGTTTTCCAAGTATTTCAAAGAAATCCCGCATTGCAGATCGTCGTAAGACAGGGAGTGATCCTCTGACAATTGATACTGATGTTTTTGGTCTTAATTGACAATAAATAACTAAAAAGATAAGTATATTATATGTCTTGCTGCTTCGGCTGCT